CAACAGAGTCAAGAAACTTGCTGGAGATTCCCGGGGTAGGCGCAAGCTTAAGGATGTCCTTGACACCTGTGACGGTATCATGGGCTCCATGCTTTTTGCATTTCCAGAATTGTTCCTATCTGAAGGCTATAAACTTTCAGATAGGATTTTCAATTCGATTATTAATTCATGTTTTCATAACTACGATAGATTCCAACGGAGAATAAAGGAGTTACGAAAGCGCGTAAAATACCATGCCCTTTCGAGAACAGAAATCGAGATCGATTACTGTGACCTTAGGGACATGTCTTGGTGTATTCTTCCCTTGAAGATCTTCAACACAATGTGTAAGAAGACTTCGAGGGAGAAAATGTTTAGAGTGGCGATGTTCTGCCAGACACGGGCTACGGGTCTGGCGGGACAGGGCCAAATAAAGGAATCGATCGATGAGTTCATCTCTGAGGTAACCAAAGAGAAGGACTTTCGACCGAATAAACTATTGTTGCGATGCATAGATGCCGTCACCGACAAAATGGCGAACGAAATCTATGTAGGACGCAACGCTGAATTTAAAGTTTCTATGTCAACCTCAGCTTGCACTGAGTCTGGCAAAAGAAACGAAGGAAAATTTGGGTATCTCAAGGAGATAGTCCGCGACGCGGAAATATCTATTCCCCCCCTCCGGGAGGGGATCCCTGGGACCCTTGGAAATTTTCTCTGGCGTGAATCAGTCCAACAACTGAAACATAACAGGGAAAGTGTCATGAAAGTGAATATCGCTGCGATAAGGGAAAACGGAAAGTCCCGAATCGTTACAAGTGGATCGTTTTGGAAGGACGCGGCTTTACAGCCGTTCTCTCACATCACGCTACACCTAGCGAAACTATTTAAGAATCTACGGAGCGGACTTCAAGCTGGAAGGCTTGGATGGCGCTTTATAGAAAAGATTAAACATACGGCAAACGATGTCGATGGTCAGAATTGGATATTCGGACCCTCGCCAAAGTATGCCTATAGCACGGATTGGAAACGTGCAACAGACGGGCCATCACATGATGCTGGCTGGGCTGTTACAGGTTCCCTACTGAAGAAATGTGGCCTAGACCAGGAATCCCTTGACGTTGTCAAGGAATACTGGTTAGGTGACAAAATAATGTATCTGAAAGGTAAGAAGGTCGGGACTATGAAGTCCGGTATCCCAATGGGAGACCCTCTAACCAAAACAAATCTGTCGCTCGCACACCCGATCTGTGATCTGTATGCGAAGCTCAAAGCCGGTTGCCTCGCGGTGGAGGAAGGCAACGGCGATGATACGACAGGAATAACTGACTCTGAGGACTATGCCACATTCCATCAAGAATGTGCCACGATGCTCGGATACGAACATTCACCCCTGGATAACGTTGTTACGCAGGACTGGATGACGTACTGTGAAGAATGGTTCCATATCCCAGTCTCAGGTATTAATACCTGTGAGTGGGGTAGTAGGTTCAAGAATTCAATGTTGTTGCCATACTTGGACGTACCAAAAATACGTACAATGATAGCAACATGTAAAGACAGAATAGATTTCTCGTCTGACCCAAGAGGTAAAGTAACACTCTTAGGACACGACCAGGAATATTTTAGCAAGGAGGACGCGGGACCATCGAGGACTATATACTCGGTGGCCTCCGCCTTCCAGGACATTTGTTTAGCTACGATCGACGATCCCACTCCCCTGTTTCTTCCGAGACAGGTGAATGGGGTCGGCAAAGCCCCGCCCGACTGGTCGGGGATGTCGTGGCTTAATATTCTCAAACGGTGTAGGCCCTGGCAAGCCAAGTACTACTTAACCGTTATGAACGATTTAAATAAGGGTACCCAACAAATCTCTGGTTACAGAGGTGTGTTGAAGGAATCCAATCATTTTGACAAGGAAGTTCTCGTGGAGATGTTTAGTATCCCCGAGGACGACCCAATACGCAGATACATCGTCGTGAAATCTGACCGTTGGTCAGATTACCCCGAAGGTGTATTGTTAAAGTTGGTAACGCTAGGCTATCTTATTCCGGAGAGTAAGGTGGCAAAGTATTACCTTTTTCAAGAAAGACTTGAACAGCTTGAACAGGACACAAAACGTGACCTATTCGAGGTGATCAAGTCGAAGATGATAACACTTCCTGACATAGACCCTTCTAAAGCGAAAGGGATTGTCAAGGAGTTCGTAGAGACATATAGGGATCACCCATACCGATTAAAAAACGGTATGTGCGAAAACCTGTATGCCGCACAATCTATCGAGAAGATTCAGCAAGGCGACCCTTTACAGGTCGACTTTCATGAATTTCCTCTGAAAAGTAAATTCTGTAAACGCACCAGACCAGATACTCTTTATGAGCAAAATGGTCTGTTGCTTTACCAATGGTTCATGGGAGCGAGCCTTTCGATTCGAC